ATGGAGCTCTCGAACTGGGTCGAGCAGCGGGGTGCGGCTGATGTCGCCGACAACGTGCGCGCTGCCCTGGAAGCCATCGACAAGAATGAAGAGTTCATCAAGATGACGCTCGCGGTGATGATGGCGCCGGAGTGAAGGCTATCGGCTAAAAGTAGCCGTTCGGATATATCTATGAAACAGGATGTGATTCAGTTGGCCCTATTATTTCTGAAGGGAGCAGTCCGGACTCACGAAGTGTCGCCGCCCATTCGCGCCACGCAAAAAACGCGCTTGGATGGCGAATAAACAGCAATTTTAATGATTGATTGTTGTGCCGGAAGGTCAGGATATAAGGGGTGTTTTTCCCCACAGCGGGAAGTTTTTGCCTATGAACCTCAACACTCTGAGTGGCTAGCATAGCGAGCAAAGCGCCAATTTTTGGGGTTTCTAGCCCATAAACGATGCATTGCTGCGCCTTCACAATAGTAACTAGCTGAAGAAAATCACTCCAACCGGTGTAGTAGTCGTCATAAGTCGGCCGATCTTTGAGCGACTCCATCATGCGTGGGACGAGATTGTGGTAGATCACTCCAGTCCAAAGCCGTTTTCGTTCAACTGCCTTGGGGCGCTTCTTCTGGAAGACGGCACGTTCAAAATTACGCAAGAAACGGCTTTTGTACTTAGCCAGGATACCGTGGTTTAACTGTCGCTTTCTAAGGCTGTCTCTATCCAAGATTCTCTGGCGACTGGATTCACCGTCGTAGAGATAGATGCTCTCACCCAGAATAATGGTCTTGCGTTCTGAGGCCAGGTATTCGCTTCCAACCCACGGTCGCCAATTCAATGCTAGAGCAGCTAGTGCATCATCGAATGAGCTATCAAGATAGCCTTCAAAATTACTGATCATTTAATTCCTTCCATAGACTGACTCTAAGTTGCGGCCAGCGATCTCAACCGCTCTTCAGTCGCTGATTCGCATAGAGCTTATCAATTCAACGCGGGGGTTGATTCTTGATCAGAGTTACCCAAGAAAGCTAGTCAGGCTCATTTTTCAGAAGCGTGCGGAGAGGTCGATAGTAATTGGTTGAGTAATCTGCCAAGGCGAATACCCGCGGCCGCAAGACGTTTCTTTACGACAGGTACTGAGTCCTCTGGATAACCATTCGGTAGAGTAATAGTCTCCTTGGTTTTGGCAGTATTCATGTCGTTGTGATAGATAAAATTTCGGGCGATGTCATGGCTTTCCATCGCCCATTGCTCGGGGGTTCCCTGTTGTACATATGCATATGTCGGGTCGGTAAAAAGGTCTTGCGCGAGCTCTTCGGGGCTTCTTTTAAGTGATCGAATAAGGATGGTGTCCCAGATTTTGTGCAGCCTCCAATGGCGCTTGCCCCATTGAGCTTGCATTTGACCTATTTGCTTGATTGCATGCAAGGGTTGATGGATGTCGCCGACATAGTGGATAAGGAATTTAAGGGCTCGAAGTCGCTCAAGAGGGGGGATGTTTTGGTTGGCCAATTGCTCAGATGCACTTTGAATGCCGTAGATGACGCATCGTCCTTTGCGACTGCAGTCACGATTCGGGTCGTACTGCGTCGCTTTGAAGGGAATGCGTACAGTGTGATTTGACAGCTCAGGCTCCTTACCTCGGATTTCGTCAGCCCATGATGCGACATCGCCCATGCTTTCTCGTCCCTCTAGTGCCAGTAGCTGATGGACCTGAGCCCTCGCGGAAGCAGTCAGTTCCGCATCGGCGATAAGGGCGACGGTTCGATGTCCCTCGATTCCCCAGGCAAAAATGATGGCTGAATACGAAGCTGCAGCGAAAAACGTGAGTGCTCTTGCCCAACGCATCATGGTTCCTATTGCAAAATCTTAAAAAAAGCGATCTTCGACTGAATATCCAAACAGTACAAGGAAGTTATGTTCGTGGATCCGTGCAAAATCAAAAGCACCGGCAACTGGATTGACTGCCCGACGCAGCGCGCCGCGATAGCGGAATCATGCCAGCACCGCGGAGGCTTTTACCCACAGCTTCAGCCGATCCGGTTGGCCGTTGAGCCCGCCATTGATCCGGCGAGTAATCTTTTCAAAGTCGCCAGCGTCCGCGAGTGTATTCATCCCCTTGGTTGCCCAGAACCAGGCTGCCGATAGACAGGCATACTGCGGTTGCTCAAGTAGCTCTGGCTGACGGATTAGGTCCAGGCCGAGCGCTTGCCCGCACGCCACATAGTTCGCCCGCCCTGTGATCTGGATCAGGCCACGACCACGAAACTTTAACCCGTCGCCCGCCATGGTGTTGCCCAGATCCGCCCTGCCCTCGTATTTGATCTGTGCCGGGGTCGGGCCCCACAACTCTTTGACGTAAACAAGTTGGCCTGACTCATGGCCGACCTGGGCCAGGAATGCAGCCTGGCGTACCCTACTGTCGATCTTGAATCGAGCCATCGCCCGGTTAAGTGCAGGCAAAAAAATACCCGCTACTAGGCGGGCATTGGGGAGGATCTGCAGCAGTTGCTGCTGGGTTATGGGCATTCGTTACTCCTAGGCTATCCGACAAAGAACTGAGTTTTAGTCACGAATATGAGAAATATTTAATTTTTCATGCGTTTAGATACAATGCTGCCCCGCTCGATGATAGGCAAGGACGTTGTTGATGATTTTCACTACTGCATTAGCTGAGCAACTGTGGCAAAGCAAGGTGTTGTTTCGCGTAAACTCGCCAGCACCATCAGTAAACGCCTTCGGCTGGCTGCCTCTCAATGTGGAGGTGAAAATCAAATCCTACGTCCGCATTGAGAGCTACTCAGGGCTGTACAAAGGGAACTACAAAGGCTGTGTAGGTGGGGGAAGCTATTCTGGCCTGTGCAGCATTGGCTCATTCTCCTATTCCTACTCGGCACTGCCAGAACCCATGAAAGTGGGCCGGTACTGCTCAATCTCCAATGGATTGGCCATCCTCGATTCCCACCATCCGATGGACCTGGTAACTACATCCATCATCACATTCCGGCCAAACAATTCGCTCGTCAGCGAATTTGTGACAAAGGAGCAGACCGCGCAATACAACTGGCACAAATTCGGGGGAAAAGAATACCCGGTGCTAGGTCACGACGTATGGATCGGCCGGGACGTTACCCTATGCATGGGCATCAAAATAGGTAATGGGGCTGTGGTGGCAGCGGGCTCGCTGGTGACTAAAGACGTCCCACCTTATGCGGTTGTTGGGGGTAATCCTGCAAGAGTCCTCAAATATCGGTTCGACCCCGAAGTGATAGCTGAGCTAAGCAGACTTGAGTGGTGGAATTACGACCCCAAGAGGATTTCTGAAATTGGGTATGCAGACCCTGCTAGCTTCTGTAAAAAGCTCAGCGCAGAAATAGCGGCAGGTTCCATCTCAGAGTTCAAGCCGAAGATTTTTAAATTCCGTAAAGGCTAGTAGCGTCGATCTGAGCGCCTGCCCCGTCAGGGGCAAGTCAACCGCTTTGGAGAACTGCAACTCAAGGAAAAGCTTGAGTTGAGAGACGCCCAGGTCTGACTTTCAGTTAGGCCACCGTTTTTTGAAACCCGAGCGCGGATTGCATCAATTATCGGTGGCCAGTTCAGATCATCCCTAGAGGGCGCAAGAGGAGGATAAATAATTTCGAGAACAGTACATTAGTTATATACTGCTTCGAATTCCTTCAAGTGTCATCGTCGTTGAGATACCGTCGGTTCTTGGGAGATAAAGCACTTCACAATGAGACTTCCACTCGTCAAATCGACCGGCCCAGTCATCGCCCATGACCAGCAAATCGGCGTTGAACTCCTTGATATACTCCCCCTTTAGCTCGAGCGAGTCCTCAAGAAAAACTTCATCGACGCCCGCAATCGAACGGATAATCTCCATTCGGTCAGCTTCGTTGTAAATAGGGTACTTCTGCTTTTTGGAATAGTTCAAAGCATCAGTAGAAACACCAACAATTAGATAATCGCCCAAAGCACGCGCACGCTGCAGAATGCGTATATGTCCGACATGCAGGACATCATATGTTCCGAATGTTATAACTCGCTTCAACTTTCCTGTTTCCTTTTGCATGTGGAGATCCGCCTCATCCCTTAACTTCAGCGTTAGCGGAGCCTGGTTGATCCGGCTCTTGTGTTTCAACATCTGCGTGCTTCTCTACAAATTCTGCTATTGAGAGAATTTCAGCTTTGGTGAGTCGCGCTGCTCGGGTGATACGGCGGCGCTCTCTATCCCAGTTGAAGCCAGAGTTCGGAATACGCCACTCGTCACCATAGATACAGCTTAATAGCACCTCAGGATTGGACACGGAATATACGGTGCTTCCGGCAAGTTCGATCGGAACCACGCCGCTGAAATGATCAGCTGTGTACTCTGTCGTGCCAGCAAAACCGAAAGCTGTTTGCAGCTTGCTGTCCTGGCCGAGAAAAATTCTTCCGATGTCGATTTGAGCTTTTGGGATGCTTGGATGTCTAACATAGATGCAAGACGGTTTCACCGTTATTTGGAAGCCAGATGTCACGAGGTTCTCAGCTATTCGAATTGCTTCCTGGCGAACCTCTTCTGGTGCCGAAAATTTCGAAATGAAGCCAACATCAAAGTCGTGATCATGACCGATGAACTGGCCTGACCGCACAGCGCCAAGGAGAGTGCCATAGATGACAACGAGGTCGACAGAGAACACCGCCTTCAAGTGCTCTCGTACCATACTATAGAGATCAAACGTCCTTTTCTGCCATTTCAAATCAACTGTTTTTGAAAGCTGCAGAGATCCCTTTTGGTTGAAAACATACTTTCGTCCCAGCTTAGTGAAAAGTACGCTGGTAGTTAACACGCCCGCGATTAGAGGCGAGTACACACGACCATACCCTGCAATATGTAAGTCGTGATCGTTGACTTTAATTGAAACTTTGTCGTTCGGGGAGACGTAATGCCATAGCGAGCTCATCCGCAATGAGAAGCGGTGAACAGCAAAAGGCAAATCCCGCTCGATGGGGCCGGAAGTCCTAATTTTCTGTACCGGCTTACCATTTACGCAAAGAAAGATTTCTCGATAAGTCTCGCCCTGAGCCAAATTGACCCAACCCGTAAGTTCCTTGTCATTGAACGTCTCAACTAATCCCCAAATCTCCTGCACGGCCTTTTCCATGAATGCTCCCATTTGGATAGATATGTGTTCGTTCTATGCATAACGTGCGGCGCTTCGGCACCTATTCGGTTGTAATTCGACGGTTCATGAACTGTCTCATTGCGGTCTGCACAGCGCGGCGGCCATTTTTTTACCGGCCGTAGCATCAACGAATGGCATGCGCCCGTCAAATTTTTCGAGCAATTATTGAGCCACATAGGGCTCCTTTGACCAAGTAGTGAGACGGTTGCATTTGTGAAAATTCATCAAATGCTGATGTCAAGCCGCAGATTTGTGACTGATGGCTTATCGCAATCAACACGAGGTTACCTAGCCCGCGAGGCCGCTGGCGGTTGCTGAGCCACCTCATGCGTTACCACGAACCGCGACATCTCAGCGAGGCCGCGCGAGATCAATGCGGCTTTCGCCGCGCGTGACGTGTTGATGAGAGTAAGAAGGAAAAAGATGCAAGAGAATGAAGGAAACACCGTAAATATTGGCTTGTCGGAGTCCGTTTTCACTGCAGAGCAAGAACAGCGCTTCAGAGAGCTCATCCAGGAAGAAATGGAGAAAGCATCCTGGGCAACCGGGGAGACCACCTCACAGCATCAGGCAACGAAGCCGATAAAGAGTAAATTTTTTACACCTGGGAGCGGGGCAAGTCAAAAGCCCTCGCATGAGCATCTAAACGGGGGCGTCAAAATGCTCGCCGTCTCAACTGACTCCGTAATAAATTTTAAGCGAAGCGACCAGATCCGCCAGCTGAACTTGCCCAAGCTCGGTGCCACGCAATGAAGTGCTGAAGGTGTAAAGGTCACCCATCTTGGACCCCTTCAAGCCCTCTGCTCCAAGGTGGTAGCCGATTTCCACATAAGCACCCGCAGCAGGCGCCAGGCTAGCAGCCATTGTCGCCGTAGCAAACGTGGTCACTTGGTCCAAAGACAAGGAAAGAGTTCTGGTCGAATTATTGTAATCGACCGTTACGACGTGCCAACCTGGCGTGATGGTGGACACCGTTGCTGCAGCGCCGTTGCCGAATACCGAAGTTCGCAACGCATTTGGACTGCTTCCGTGAATGCTGCCGTAGTACCGCAACAGCATGTTCTGATAAGTATCAGCCGCATCGAAGCCCGAGAGGAAGTTCAAAGTAAGGGCGGCCGCATAATCAGCGGCATCCAAGTAGATGGCTGTCACGAAGGTGTACGACGACGTGAGGCTGTCGACCGGCAAGGCAAGACCTGCATAACCTACAGGGCTGAGCCCAAGAGCTCGGCGGCCCATCACATCAAAAATCTGCAGGTTCGCCTGGTTAACCCCCTTCATGGTGAGCGCTTTTCCGGTCACCCGGCAGCGGCCAGAAACCCCGCCTCCGGTAACCGACTTGAGGGAGCGCGCCGAAACGGAATGCTTGATCGCGGCAATCTTGGCCGCCACCGAGTCAGGCGCGTTCATGGCCACCTTCGGTGCCGAGGCTGGTGCTTTGGAGTCCACGGTGTTCAGCACGATGCGAAGTCCGGTCATAGATGTATTCCTTATACGACTTGAATTTGTTGATGGCAGGCCCAGTTGTAGACGTGGCCACCGTAGGTATCGAGATCCTGTTGACTGTCCCGAATGCACGCGCGCGGACCGGTGATTGGGCCGCCGTACGCACCGGCCGTGCCAATGTCCGCAATGCCGATTTTCGGATTGGCGCCGCTCGGGATGGCCGAAAGCGTGACTTCCAGGGTGTCGAAGCTTGATAGCCGCACGGCGGTAATCGCGGCGCTGTTCGAGTCGTCGATCCAGCGCAGCCCGAGATTGCCGGGGTCGCTAACGAGCGCGGTGTCGATGACCAACGGGAAGACCGGGCAATGGAATTTCACCGCCACCTTGTTCCCAGTGCGAACGGCGGAGCGTGCGTGCGTCGGGAACCAGCTGTAGCCATTGATCAACGCCTCTGCTGGCCGGGCGTGCATGGCGGCGAGGCGCGTGTAGTTCTCGCCCGACAGGTGCTGCCCATCCTCGGCATTCGTTTGCAGCCAGTATTTCGGCCCGGCGCAAACGAACTTCTCTGGATAGTCCAGAGCCACTTGGATCTGCTCCAGCGGGACGTTGCTGCTGACTAGGTTATATGCCGTCCAGTTGCTGATTTGATCGAGCAGGATCTTGACGTTTTTGCTCTGGCCAGCCGCCGCCTTGATATCGGTGTTGTAGTCCAACTGCAGCTGCAGCAGTTGCCCGGCGTAATAACCGGCCACCGCCGAACGATCGTTCTCGCCCTGAATCCAGTCCATAAATGGCACTTCGTACCCATACCCCAGCCGAGTGCATTCGGCCTTGGCCGAGGTTACCGCCGTGATGCTATTGGCGTAGTAGACCGAACCCTTCGACAGCGAGGCGATTGGATAGCCGGTGCGTCCGTGCACACTGGACAGCGTGCCGACGTTGTCCGGCAGCGCCCGAATGCGCCCGAGTTGTGCAGTGAGCTGGGTTACCGGTGCCTCCATCTGGTTGGACACCAGCGGCTTGAACGGCACTACCATTTCATTGGTCAGGGTGTCGTTTTGATTGGTTAGGCGCACACCGCTCTGCAGAGTCAACATCCGATTTGCAACGGGAGGCTGCATGGTGATCGCTACCGAGCCGCCACCAACCGCCAAAGACTGACCGCTAGCGAGGATATGCAGAATTTTGGTCACGAACGGCGCAATAGAGCCCTCCAACGGAAGATCCTGAACAACCGACGTCACCAGCCCTTTACGCTGGATGTACCGGACACGACCCGAGGCTGCCACCGGCGAGAAGTTATCCCCCCTTGATGTAATCTGATACGGGATGTTGTTGATCAGAACGAAAATGTCCTGGGCACCCGGCGGGCCGTCCGCATACGCCGACACCGCGACCGAGTCCTGGCCGTACAGAACAACCTGGCCATCCCAGGTGACGCCAATCATCACGACGTCGTTTACGTCTGTAATCGCCCAGGCGTAGTCACTGATTGTCGGCAGGCCAGGCATTGCATCCAGCACAGCATGCACCACACCCTCCGCCTTTACGCCGAGCAACGGGTATCCGTTTGCATCCTCGATTACGAAAGGCCAGTCCAAGTCGAGACTTGGGTATTGTGCTGTCGGCGCGATATTTTCCAGGATTTGCGATATGGATGAGACCAAAGACTGTGCGGGATACCGCTTGACTTCAACAGCTGTGCCGCCGCTGTTCTTGTATAGGATCAAGTACTCATCAGCCGCCGGGGAAAGCACGCTGAAGTATCCATCAGCGACAGTTCCAGCAAGGCCAAGGGACGCCGATGTGTATATCAACGCCCCTGACATCTGCGTTGCCAGATCAGCGAGCACCTTTGCATTCGTTGGGCGCTGCACGCCGTCACCCACATCCATCATCTTTATCTGATCAGATAAAAAAAGCTCATTGGCCGAATCGATGGTCTCTGTAAGTCTCGCAAGTTCAGACGCTACAGTCATATTTGCTCCAAATACTTTAAATAATCGCGCAAAAAAACGCCCGCACGATGGCGGGCAATAAACACTGGTCACAAAAAAACCGCTCGAAGCGGCCGCGGAGTCAGTCAGTTATTGCAAATTATGCGTTAGCTATTTTCGGCACCCTCGAGTGCGCTGATTCGTTCTTCGAATGCAGCGCAAAGGGAGCGTAGGTAAGCAGTTTCAAAAACGAGGCACTGCTCATATCGCAACCCAAGCACCGTACCAGATGGCTCCAACTCCTCGTAGTCCTCCTCAAACTCCTCCATGACGGGCACAGCGTGCGTTACTGGCTGTTCGACCATCACCGTTTCGCCAGTTGGATGTTCGGCATAGCCGCCGGGGCCAACCTCTTGCGGGTTGATGTCAACTGGGACCCTTCGCGCCAGAGGAAAGCCCTGTTCATCGACCACCTGCAGATGTTCAAACAACGGTTCGAATACAGTTTTGACCGAGTTAATTTGCGTCGGTACACCGTTGACGATCTGAATTTCACTGAACGATTTTTCGACCTCGACCAGTTTTTGACGAGTAGCGATGCGGCTACGCACCACTTTCACGACCACCTCGTCTTCGCACCAGAGCGCATATTTCGAAGCGTCCAACCCTTCCGCCCCAAACGACTCCTGTACTTGTTGGGCTATATGACCCGCATGCAAGCGCGCTTCGTTGCCTTTAACCTCGACCGCATCCTTGAATCGAAAGATTACCTGGCGCACGCGCGCCCAGGCCGCGAGCTCTTGCGTGGTCAGCTCGCCGCGCAGTTTTTTCAAGCGTGCGTCAGACAGACCAATCGTGCTGGTAGCGGCAAACAACTGAGAAGGCCTGAAAGACGCCTCACCCAGCGAATAGACATTGTCCGCAGATGGGGCAAATGACGTGCTGTTTACACGCCAACGATCATTGTCCGCCACTCGAAGCGTCAGCGTATCGGTAGTGTGGCTATAAACAACGCCACCGACATTGGCCGACTCAGGATCGGCAAACAACAGATTGGAAGCACCGGTCGCACTGCTGCGAATCGTGATACCGCAACCAACGCCATTTTCAATGATAAGATCATCCGCCGACGAATGCGCTGGAAGATCGGCACCGTATGTCGCCGTCTTTATGTGGAACGTGCCTTTGATGTCCGCCGGCATGATATTGATGCCCGCTGCATAACCACCCAGCCTCCCAGAGATCAGCGGGGCAAAGCCGTCTGGACCAATTGCCAGCACGTTGGTCAGTGAAGTGCCGCCGATCACATTGCCCGCACCGGTGCCGATTAGGATCACGCCATTCAGATCGGAATAGTCATACCCGGCGAACGCACCGTACAGAGTATTGCCTGAACCGCGAATGGTGTTTGCCGCCGTGTTGTACCCATTTAGCGTGTTCCGCTCCCCTTCCTGCCAGCGAGCGCCAGCAAAGGTGCCTGAGGCAATCGAATTGAACTGGAACACTCCATCACGAAATGCATCAGAGCCCAAACAGGTTAGGTTCTCCACCGCAAAGCAGCCAGCGCCCGCCCGATATCCGGCCGCCAAGGAGCCTCGCGCCACCACCGTACCGTTGAATGCATTGCGACCAACACCAACACTGCGACCTACATCCGTCGCCTGCGTGGCGTAACCATTGAAGGCGGCGATTTTGGCGCCGATCCCTGGGTTTCGCGTCTCCATTCCTTGGTAATCCCAGCCTGGCTGACCTGGTGTAAAGCCACCAGCATTACCCCACCATCCGTGATTGTTGGCACCCGGATCAGAACAGCCAAGATACTGGAGCGCGATGGTACCAACAGCAGTAGATCGCTCAGCATACTTTGTGAACATCAACGTTCCGTTGCCGATTCCGTCGCAGCGATCAAGGTTAATTGCTTGCCTCGGCCCTTGAGTACCAAAAAAGGTACAGCGGTTCAGGTTGCCGGTCTTCTTTCCGCCTGGGCTGATCATCACCGTGAGGTTGCCTAATGTCCCGCCCGGAAAACCAATCTCGTCGGTGTAGGACTCTGGGGTGCAATAGAGGCTTGTGCGGAACAGGTCATACAGCAACTCAGGACCCGTGAAAACCGTTGTCCCGATTCTCACCTTACCGCCGCCAGCAACCATCTTCGAAGGAATGTAACCCGCCTCAAGCGCGAACACCTTGCCCTCAGGCAGCCGCACAATGTCGGAATCGGCCTCGGCGTTCATGTAGCTGGAGGTGTCGTTAGCAACGTCGTCACCCTTGGCCCCGAAATCACCGGGCGTACTGCCGATTTCGGACAATTTTTTGTGCGCAGTTTGGTTCACAGCACTAGGCTGGCCGCTGTTGTGCGGGACCATTCTTGTGCCGAGGGTGTTCAGTTCCTGACGAAGGGCTGCATCGCCGCGCGATACCAAGTTGACCGAGTCGGCCGGCCAGGCGCCGGTCAGCGTGTAGGGGGTTTCTGTCGCCGTGGCCAATCCGTACAGCTCGCCCTGATACCTCACCACCTGGTTGTAGGTCGTGAGGGTGACACCCGCAACGTACTCGCCGAGCAACTTGAAGCCGCTGTTCCGTATCGCGTACTTGAAGGTTTCATCCCTTAGAGACTGCGCCTCCTTGAACTGGGTCTCCATCCCTTTGTAGCTGATGCGATAGAGAAAGAACCGATCCGGATATCCCTGATCCTTTCCGTTTAGAAAAAAATCAAGGTTCTGAGCATTGTCCTTAATATCCTTTGGATGCATCGAACCAAGAGGGTTGCCAGTAGCATATGTAGTCATTCTTGGGGCCCTAGGCGTAAGTGCCACGCCTTCATGTTTTCTCGAAGTTCGTCGTTTGCAAACACAATCTCAGATGCATCTTCTTTAAATCCGGGCCATGACTGGTTTATGGCTCTGTCAAAGAGGCCTGACTGGAGAATGTATTCAGGTGCAACTGAGACCCAGCCAGGCTCTAGAATCGGACGTTTGAGCAGTTCGAGATCGGCGGTGAATCGCCAGTGACTCACACCAAAAAGCAGCGGGCCGCTGTAGATATCAGTGAACCTGGCCTGATACTTTTCCAGGCCCATTGGCGTCTTTAAGGGACACTCAAACCACGAGATACCGGAAACGAGCACTTCCTCAAACCACGCCTCGAAGAGCTGTGCTTCAGCATCACTAAAAATCCAGGAAACAGAGGCCACAGTAGGCGCGCTGGTAAATCGTCGCCGCTGCCGGGCTCGACCGCTTTTAAGCTCCGTTCGAACCATAGGGCTGACGGATTGAAAGCCGTACCCCTCCCTCAATGGCAGCGGTAATCCTTCGGGATATGCAAGCATTCCGCGTTCCTTTAAGTTGGAGCAAAGTTGTCGTCATCGGCGTAAACACGGACGTCGTAGTTGACGGCCTCGACGTCTGCCGAGTAGTCGCCCGGTTGAATTGAGGTGACCAGCACGGGATAGCACCAACGGGTGGTCTCGCCGAAGAGCAGGTGCGGGGGTTCAACATCCCAAGACACATCCGGCTCGAAGTCGAGCAAAGGAACAGACAGGCGGAAATCATCGACCCGGGTTGCAGGCCATGGACCACTGACTGTGCCGTCAGGACGGCGCAAGCCGACCACATGAGAGGCGCCAGCCTTCCACGTGAGAGGCTCGGAGCTTTCCAACAGCACTAGGCCATTGCCAGCAGTCAGCCCCATGAGAATCGCGCTCTGCCCATAACCTGGTATGTCGTCAGCAACCGCGCAGTAGCTCAGATAGCCGCTATTCAGCGCGTCAAGCTCGGTGCTCCAGCTGTAACTCTTGTTCTGGTACACCTGCATGCGCCGGCGCCGGCGGCCATAACGCCAAGCCTTGTCGCGGCTGGTCACCCCCTTCAAGGTGATCGTCTGCACCGTTTGCTTGGCATCGCCCGGCAGGCTGCAGTCGACGACTTCTTCGGCGCGAGTAACCTGGTCGACGTACTTCACTTCGACCCCGTCGTAATCATCCGGCGCCGGCAACATGAAATTACGCTTCAGGTCCGTGGTCATGTTTTGCGGGCTGTACATCTGTTCAAAGACCGAGCGCGGCTCATCCCGGACCGGGGTGACACGGCCGCGCTCCAGCGTGAACTCAGCGAAGCCCGCAAGCAGCGCATCGTTCAAGCACTCCTTGACGGTGCTGTCGTCCTCCACCTTGTAATCGAAGTAGTCGCCCCGGGATGACCAGAGCGCGCCGTAACGAGCCAACTCATCAGTGTCCATGTCATCGTCGGTACCGCCGGCTGACATCATCACGTAGTTGACCCACGGCGCGATGTCGCGCGTCGCCGTTGGCTCACTCCAGGCGCCATTCACCAGCACCGGAAGCTTGCGGGTCGCAACCACCGACACCTGGCTCTGGGATTGCGCGGAGAGCTTGTCGCCGCCACGCACGTAGAGCGCCATCACCGTGCAGCCTTCGTACCGGGTCGGCGCCTTGTCGATGCGGGCGCGCAGTCCATACCACTGCACGCGGTTGAACTTGAAGTTTTCCGATGACTCTTCGCCGATCCGCCGCACCCGAACCTCGGGGCGCATATAGGTCGGAATGGTGATCCAGTCCGTATAGCCCTGCTGATCCGGGCTCATCGCCTCATACGTAAAGGTGTGACTGGTCCAAGCGCCCGCCGTGGCAATGTCACGGTACTGGACCTCGACCTTCGCCCAGTGCGAGCGGATGTTGCCGTTCTGTTCGGTGTACCGGACCAGGCCCTGAGGGAAGAAGAAATCCAATTCAATACGGCGTACCGCCTCGCCCGGCGGACAGGCCGCGATAGGACCAGCCCAATCACCTTCGGTCGTCGAACCATCCAGAACAATTCGCGCGGTATTGCTCTCGATGTCGTCAAAGCCGTCCCACAACAAATCCTCGGCGCCGGCGTCGGTCAGACGTATCACGGTTATCGATGACGGGCCGTGCTCTTCCTCTTCGGCGTCATCTGCCACGGCACTGATCCGGTACCGCAGGTCGCGATAACCGATACAGGACCAAAGTGTTCCGGTTTGCAGGCCAATCGCCGGAGCCCCGCCGTCATAGGCCAGGGTCATGCGAGCGGGCACGTACGGCGTAGCCCCGACTGTTTGGACGCCCGTGACGAGGCTTGGCGCAGTTCCGAACAGGGTGGCCGTCGAACCAGTCAACACGATGGGCTGACCGCCAAACGGCGCTACCTTCTCCGATATGCGCAGCACTGAGCCGGAGGCACTTGCGATCAGATTGGTGCCGGACAACTGCGCATTGATGGCCGATACCAGCCCCGGCAAGTTGGTGGTCGCGGTGTTCAGCGTGAGCGTGTACGAACTGGCGCCAAGCCCGATCGTGAAGGTCAGCGGTGTGACATCAAAGTCATAGCGCAACGGCGCGGCGTCACCGGTAGCCACTGAAGCGCTACCCGTGACACCAGGTACTCCCGGATCTTCTGGCGTGTAGCTGGCCACAACATAGTCACCCGCATTGGCGCCGGCGATCTCGATTTTCATGCCGATAAAGGCGCCCAACATTGCCACGTGTTCGCCACTGATGACCGTGGCGCTACCGTCGAGGGACGCAGTGAAGGCGTAGGGGTAAAGCACCTCGATGCGCGCAATCAAGCCGGAGTTCCAGCCCACTGGAAACCATCCAGCCGAGACCGGAACAGAGACCACATACTCACTGAACTGCACGGTTGCGGCAGCCAACTGCTGGTCAATATTGGTGGTGGTGGTGAGCGTGAGCCCGGCGCTGCCTGTAGCGGTCGAGCCGACCTCGTCCGAGTTGTGCCACCATAGATGCGCATCCTCGGCCGCGACCGACTGGCCCGGGCCGTAAATAGCGTAACGGGCCGTGCTCCCCAAGGATGCGAGCGGCGTTCCACCGATGCGGACCTGCCCCGGCGGGATGTCGAACTCGCCCACGCCAATACACAGCAGCATCTCGACCCATTGCACTTTGGGGTCATCGCCGAAGTAACGGCGAGTCGGAGTCAAATAGTCAGGAAAGATTTCGTTTTCGCCAGCACACTCGCGAATGACGTCGCCCAACTTCACCTGGTTGGCCGTGGTCTTCGCCAGCCCCAGGCCCTTCCCTGTTGCGTTGTTTGCCGAGCTCGGCGTCACCAACGGCTTCTGGGTCAGCATGATCACGCCGACGGCAACAACTGCTGCAACGACGGCCCAGGCCGCAATCTCAAGGCCGGTGCCTTTGGGCTCAGGATAAATCCGAACCGTGTCAGTTGGCCCGAACTCAACCTTGGACCAGTTCGCCGGATCAATGAACAACCCGTTGACCTCGATGCTGATCGGCGGCGACTCGCGCACCTGGTAGCTCGGCACCTTGGCCACTAACCAGCTTTCGATGGTCATCACGCGATCGGTCTTGTGGCGCTCCAGTGGCTGGCCTTCAAGTTTGCTCGGGTAGAGTTCGATCACGGTGATAACTCACTGTCAGGTATTGGTCTTGGAGTTTACGCAGCGGCTTGATGGTCGCGCCGGACGGCTTCATTTCCATTCCGTGAAGCCGGCCGTCCACCTCGATGATCACGGCGACATGAATGCAGATCAGGCCGCGCCACACGCAGGCGATAGCGCCAACTTCTGGCTCGCAGCGCTCCATGGCGCCGGTCACGTCATTTGCAGCCAGGGTGAAATCCCTCGGCATGGTGTTTCGGACGTAGCCCCAACTGGGAAGCAAGGGCAGCCCGTAGACCTCATGCCGCACAAGTCGAGCCAGCCCCCAGCAATCCAGTCGCGCAGGGCCGCGCCCGCCATCCTCGTAGGAAGCGTTCAGGTATTTCTCGAACATTTAGATGTACCGAAGGCAGGGCGCGAAGCCCAAGGTGTACTTGCGTCGAGGCCAGCCGAGGTTGATCAGGTCGAAATATCCCGCGTTGAGCTGGACGCTCGGGCCTTGCATGAATCCGTTCAACACCTTCATCCGATAAGGCCGCTCAGCCGGAGTAGTGAGGTCCGTAGAGAGAAAGATGCGGAACACCAACCCGATACTCGCCCGAGCATCCAGCGCCTGGTCGATCAGTCGCTGAGCCTCACCTGTCACGTTGTCGATGGCGAAGGTCAGCGTCTGGTTGCCGCTGTTGTCCCGCTTTGGCAGTGCCGCGGCGAATCCGGCGGCAGTGAATGTCGCGGTCACGCCACCTTCCGTGGTAGCCGTGATGTCGTCGAACCCCTGGCAGATATAGATCGGCGCTGCCCAGGGCGTGCAGAACAGTTCAAGCGTTGGGATGATGACGGCCTTCCCCCCGGAGGCGTACAGAGTTTCCAGTGCCGTCATCGCCCCACTCTCTTCAGTCCATAAGTTTGTTCAAAGGCTTTAGCTGCGGCCGACTGCGAGCGGATGTTGGACACAAAGATTTCCATGAACTGCTTGCCGTCCGGCCCGGTGCTGGTTTGGACTTGGCCGGCGCGGCTGGCGTCTTCGTGAAGGTTTACTTCCGTCTTGCTCGACATGTTGCTGCCGTTGATCTGACTGAGTGTCCGGTCAAGTTTTGCGCTGGTTTCAGCTGTGGTCACCCGCTCACCCTTTTGCAGAAGCCAAGTACCGGTCTCCGGAACCGAGTCGATACCGTCGTGGGCCATGCCCAGCAGCGCCATCGATGAGGCGGTGGCATTGGTTGTCGTGATAGCTGCGATTGCCGGAACCGAGTTGGCACCGAAAGAAGCCAGGGAAGCCATCGCCGCAGCCGGAGCGTATGCCGCCGCAATAGCCGGTCCCGAAATAGCAGCCTCTGCAACTGCAGCGGTTGCTCCGGTGGCACCCATCGCAAGCTGAACGCCTTGATACACGAGCCACTGCGCGGCCATCCTGACCAAGGCATCAATGAAGGCTTCAGCCATGGAAGAGGCGGCGTCCATCACCGAATCACCAAAGCTCTCGTGCTCAGTGAGCATGTCTTTGAGATTCTCTGAAACTGCGCTGGTGCTTTCCTCCAACACACTAGAAGTAAAATCGGCAGCCTGCTGCTGGTAGTCGGTAGCCGTATCCTTGTAGTTCTCCCAGGCCGAGCTGACGCCGTCGAGCCAGTTTTGCTGCGCAGCATCCTGCTGGTTGTAATAGTCCTGCTGGATCACCATGCGCTCGGCGAGCGCCTCGCTGAGCATTTCGGTTTCTTTGTCGTACAGTTCCTGGGTAATGTCTCCCCCATTGAGCTGCTTCTGTAGGTCGGCGGCCTGCTTGTTGTAGTCCTGCTGAATCTCCAGATCGGCCTGCAGGCGCTCTTTGAGTTTGTCACCTGAACCAGCGCCAGCCAGTTCAACCTCAAACCCTTGTTTGATCGTTTGATTGCTGTCTTTGAGCGTGTTGCCGAAGGCCGCCAGCTTTCCAGCGTCCTCATTGGCCTGCTTCAGCTTGTTCAAGCCGTCCAGTTCAGATGCCAACCCCTCAAGGCGCTTCTGCTGCTGAGCATTGATACCAACCAGCTTGCCGGATTCGATCTCAAACTGAAGCTTGGCGATTTCGGTAGCATCTTTCCGAGCATCGTTTGACGTATTGATCAGCTCAATTTGACGCTCGTACCCCTCTTCAGTGGTATCGAAGACACCCTGCAATTTCTTAGCAGCCGCCTCAGCCGCCTTGGCCGCATCTTGTTGATCCTTGGTCAGCGCTTTAAAAGTGCCCGGACGCGCCGCCGCTCCAACTCCACTCAACGCATCAGCAATTTCTTTCAGATGCCCACTTGCCTGTCCGCTAGAACCCGCCTGGTCGATTCGCCCCCAAAGGTTGTTGTATTTTTTGTCTAACTCATCCAGATCATCGCCAACGATTGACGCCGTACGGGAAGAGTTTTCGCTAATTTTTTTGATTGCATCGATCGGACTGGAAAAATCCACCCCATCAAAAGCGCTTACTACGATCGCAGCAACGCCAGCAATGGATTTACCTAGCAGCTCAAAGGTGTACGCAATGCCAACCGCAGTTTTCGCAGTAAACTTGAGAACGCTGTTAAGGCCATCGGAAAGCAGGGAAACCGAGGCGGTGTCCTGGCTCAGACCAAAAAGAATGTCCGCATAGTCGCTCAGCGTCGGCATTAGCGATGCCGCAACTTGATTTTTGATACCGGCCAGGGATTGCTCTGCGAGCCACCCGGCGGCGGCCAAACCCTGAGTAGCCTTGATGGTTTTCTCGTCCATGATCGCGCCAGCTTGCTGCGCTGTATCGCCCAACACCTTGAACGCTGCCCCGTTGTCCCGCAGTAGAGGCAGAAGCAATGTGGCATCGTTCGCCAGCGACTCCATTTGCTGCGTCATTTCAGCCTGGCTGAGTCCTGCCTTTTGCAGGCTGGACGTGAACAGCTGCAACGCCTGAGGCCCCGAGAGATTCCGGAACTGCTCGGCAGTCACACCAACTTTAGGCGCGATTGTTTTGAAGAAGTCCTGCAACTCCCCGCCGCCATTGAGCAAAAAATCGCCGACTTTGTCGTTCACATCCTTGAATATATCCGCCAGCTTGTCCTGCTCAACCCCCACGGCTTTTGCACCGGCAGCATATTTCTGGAACTCGGTGGAGCTCGCGCCGGACACCTGCGCAAAACGAGTAATCTCGGCCCCAGCTTTGACAGACGAAACCGTCAGCGCCGCCAAAGCTACAACGCCAGCCGTGACGCCGGCGCCGATGCCAATCCCGATTTTCTCTGCGGATTTTTGGATCTCAGCCATACGCTTTTGAGATTCGCGACTGGCTTTATCGAGCGGACCTGTAAACCCTCCGATCTTGGCGATCAGGTCCAGCGTTAAAGTACCAAGCGATCGGGAAGCCATAAAAACTCCAGGCGTAAAAAAACCCGCCTTAGCGAGTCAAATTTTCGGATGCTCTCAACAGAGGCAGCAGTTATGCCCACGACTCCATTGCCTGTTCGAGCGTCAGAGGCTGCTCCGAATCATGTGGCATGAAATCGTAAATCTTGAACCCGCCCTTCTGGCTTTTCGAATTGGCGTAGAGCGTCGCGAGCATTGCTGTGCCGCGCTCTATGCGCATCCCCCAGTTGAGCGATCCACGCTTGGCTCGGTACTTCTGCCACTGCCGGAATTCCGGATAGCTCAGGCGAACTTGGGCTTCCGCGATTGAGCAGCCGAACGTGATCGCGATTTCGTGCCAGAGCTCGTCGAGGTCGCTGAGCTCATCGGCTTTCCCATGCCGGTGACCTCAGATATCACTGACAGAAGCGACACGGTCAAGTTGCCATCCAAGGCGCCCCGCTCCGGATCAGCGGCGCCAGTAATGTCCTCGACGGAGAACACCGGCGCGCCGCTCTCATCACAAATGCACGCCGCAATGCGCCCGGCGATGCCATCACGCTTGCCGCCAGCCGCCAGCACATCGCTGACCGCCGACAAGTAACCAAGCGGACGGACGAACACGGTAGCAGTGAGCTCGGCATCTCCCTGCTTCCAGGTGATTTGCTTTTCTACCGGAGCGCCGGTGAAGGCGCCCACTTCTTTCAGGCTGTTGATACTCAGCTGCATGATTGATCCTTACGGAGTTGTTGTCTTACGGATCCAGGCAGAACCGCCCGAACGCTGAATGGTCGCCACTGTGGTGACCACAGCGTTGGCGGCGAAGTCGAACGGGAAGTCCGAAACATAGCCCTCGTAAATGAACCAGGTGCGAGTGGTCGGCAGCACGAAGTCGTCGCCAGCGACGTTTAGGGTCGGCGCGATGCCGATGCCATCGGACCAGCCAACAGCCCACGAAACGCTCTCGATGGTGTCGTCTTCGGAGAGGGCGTGCAGGCGAATGTGCGAGGCGTTGCGCGAATCTGCGTTGAGGGTAATGGAAGCCTGGCCAGGGGTGCGAAGACCACGCAGATAGCGCCGTACCTTGTCGCTCAGGCAAGTGACTTCGATCTGGTCGGCAGGGTTGCCGCCTGGGTTGAATGCGGTAGCGCACTCGATCTCGATGATTTCGAGATCGGAGGGGTCAGCGGCGGTCGGCACCAGAGCATAAATCTGGGTGCCTTGGGTAAGCATCGACATGGCTTTCTCCAAATGTCAGACATAAAAAAACCCGCACATGGCGGGCCGGGTTCAGGGATTGGCTATCTGGGTACAAGCCAGTCGACATCGAAGCTCGACCGGTAAAGTTTTGTAGCTGTGTCCTTGCTCTCGCCCCCCCAGCTGACGACGTTGGCCTTTAGCTCAATGGCATGGGCTATTGCGTCGGTGACCGCTCTGGCAGAAGTGGCAGTGACCGCGTACACGTCAACCTGCAGCGTAAAGCCGTCCAAATCCGGGCGGCCAGCTAAGTAATTCTCCGGACTGCCAGTGACCAACTGCCAAACAGCATATGGTTTGGTCACACCCTCCGGCGCCTCACCAAACGGATACAGCCGGTGTGACGTTACCCCGAGCAGAGCGCGAACGCCGACATCAGCCGCGCATACGGCGAAAATTGGTGCCGCTGGCATCAGCTACTCCCGGACGCCTTTGCCGCGCGTTTGATAGCGCGATCAATGGCTTTCTCGTATTCGGTTATGAAAGTATCAGTGGCCTCTGAAACGCTCTGCGCCATTGCGGGCCGAATGAACGGTCGAGCCGCTACATGGGAAGTTCCGAACTCAACGAAACGCCAATAAAACGTGTCGCCGCCAGGGTTGTCGTGGCTGCCTCCTACAGGGTAGGTGCCACGCCTACCACCCTTGCGGGTGTGCATGTTGTTGTACTGCTTGGCACCGCCAAGTACGCCAATTCGAAAACCCAAATTGCCGCTGCTTTTAAATAGCTTGCCGTTCCAGCGGATGGTGATGTTCTTAGAGATGTCTTCGGACGTCTCGATATCGTTGATACGGCGAGCGCTTTCCTTGACCTTCTCAGAAATCAAGGCAGCAGCTTTCCTCAACGCTGCCCGTCCACCTTTACGCTTTACGTCGTAACTGATTGCTTCAAGCTTCGATACCAGGTTGTCGATACCTTGAAGCTGGAACTCCACGCTGTCAGCCATCATTCAACCCCTTCGCCACCAAAACAGTGAGGTACTCAAGGCCCGATACAGGGTCCGGCATCGGCTGCCCCTGAATGTTGTAGATGTCGCCACGGTGCAGTATGCGCATCGTGGGCAGAACGCCGGCGCGGTAGCGGATCACTATGCGGCCTGATGCCTCGGACTGGCCCGCTTGCGCTGCGATCAGGTCGCGAGCACTGAGCGGTTCAACTGATGCCGGGACTTTCTCCCAGATCGTTTCCCAGCCGTCGATCATCTCGCCGCTTTCAGGATCCTGAACCTGACCGGCCGCCTGGAATGTGATCCGGTGACGCAATGAGCCGGCGCGCATCAAACACCCATCCGGATGCGATATGGCATCAGCAGAGACTTGGACGCCAACGGTAATTCGGTAGCGATGGTGCCGGTCACCACCTCTTCACGATTCGCGAAAAGGTGGCCCAACTTCAGCAGACAGGCCGCAGTGATTGCAGCGTTGATGACGATACCGTACTCGTCCATGTCGATGGCTTCATAGCTGTCAGCCAGCGACTGCCTCGCCTGCTCGCGTAGGCGGCAGCGAAATTCGTGGTTCTCGGGTAAATCGGCTACCGCGTTGGCCGCGGCGTAAACATCGCGGGCAGCACGGGTGCGTTGAATTGTTGCTGACTTGGCCGCATTCACCGCGGCCTGATTGACAAAGAACCGGCGCTGCAGGAACTGCTGGGCGACCTCTTCGGCAGCATCAAGCTGAGCTTGGACCAGCACCTGGTCTTCCGGCTCTGCCAATAAATGCTTCATCGCCAGTTCAATGTCGATCACGCTCATGCTCAGTCAGCCTTTTTCTTTTCGGTGGTCTTCGCCTTGGCGGCGTGCTTGGGATCGGTTAACGCGCCGACCGAGGTCATGGGAGTGGGTTGGGTTTCAGAGTCAGTCAGATCCACCACCGCCTCATCCTTGCCGTCGTCCGCCTCGGCATAACCTTTCTGGAGCAGCTGCCTACCATGCTGCTCCCCTGTTAAAAACGAGGTTCCTTCGATCAGGGTCTTACCGCCGAGATACAGCGGCTTGAGGGTCTTCAATTTCATGTCGGCCTCCAGTGGGCCACCGCGCAGACGGCCCCGCAATATCAAGGGGTAGGGACGGCGAAGGTGCCGTAGATGAACGCTTCTGGGCGCTTCACGGCCAGTGCCAGTCGCTCTTCGCAACGGATCGAGATCATGTTTTTCTCGAAGTCGTCAGCGTTCTCGGTGGAGATCACCACGTTGGCATCTTCGCGATCGAAGATTTGCGCGCCGGTCTGGAAGGCGCCAGTGAGGAATTTGCCGAGGAACGCAGCCAGTTCAGTCGCAACCACCGGCAGACCCCACAGCGTTGGGCCGGCGAGACTCAGCGGGTTGCCAATGATGTATCGGCCCAGGGTGTCTTTGGTCAGTTCGATCTTCGCCCAGTCGGTGAAGTGCAGAACGTGGCCGCTGGCCGGCAGGCGAGCAAGTTGCGACTGGAGCATAGCTAGGCGCAGCTGATCGATCTGGGTCATTGCATCAGGCTCGAAGGCAGCGGAGTAAGCCTCTGCCTGCGGAACGATGCCGTGCAAATGAACACCGGTACCATCACCGAACAGAATTTCCGACTCTTCGGCGTATTTCAGGCCGTAGCGCATTTCGGCGTCGATGGTCGATTGCAGCTGCGCGAAGTCATCCAGGATCTGCTTCGAGGCCTTGAACATGTGCGCGATGGTGGTCACCGGCGTGATCTTGGTATCGAACTGAATATCGCTGTAAGGCTTGGCGGTGTTCTCGGCGACAACCCGCGCGGCGTTGGTGAAGCCGGTTTGCTGGACCCAGAAGATCGCTGGCGACGTGGTGCGCCCCGGAGCGATTAGATCGCGGATAAACAGGCGCTGCTTCGGCATCACGTCGATGCCTGGCAGGCGCTGAGGCTCGACAACGCCTTCGGCAACTCCAGTGCTCAGCAGCGCTGCGTTAACCGGAACGCTGACGCGGCGGTTGCCTTGAATGCTTTTGGCGAACTCAACCAGGGCTTCGCTCTTGATGACGGTACCGCCCAGGGTCTCGCGCTGAGAGGCGGCTGCCTGGGTAGGAATACGTGCGAACTCCTGCTCCAGTTCACCGAGTTGGGCTTTGAGCTGCTTCTCGGCTTCGGTCAGGGTGTTGAACTTCAGGGCCATCTCATCGACGGCGGCTTTGGTTTCAGCAGACAAAGTGCCTGCCTTTTTCGCTTCGCCGAGCGCGGCTTCAGCTTTCAAGCTGAAATCACTGGAAGCTTTTTCGAGCTCGGCGCTCATTTTGGCAAGCAACTGGGCTTGTTCAGACATGGTTCGTTTTCCTTAATTGGTAGCGGCTGCCGAGAACCGAGAGAGTGCTCGTTCCAGTTCGGCGATTGGTTCGGCCAGATTGGCCAGGTTGTCGGCAGCGTCTTGCGTACCGGGTTCGGCAGCGCAAGGCGTGCCGGACTTGATTTCTTGAATGAGTGATCGACGCTCGCTGCGGGGCATGCCCTGCTTGGCGAGAATCAGATCCAGCTTCCGGGCGGCGATCAGGCCCACTTGGGCCTTCGTTCCTTCTTTGATGGAGTCGGAGTCGAGAAGTGAATCAGCGAAGCCCTGCTCAACTGCAGCAGACCCGCCAATCCACGTCTCGGCGTCCATCAGCTTTTGCATTGCTTTCAGATCACCACCGGTGCGGGCGGAGTAGATATCGCCCATGGCTGCGTCGAAGGGCTCCATCATGTCGGCCACTTCTCGGAACTGGTGACGGTTACCGGCGGCGATGGTCCATCCGTTGTGCACCATCAAGAAGCCCGATCGAGCCACCTGAATTTCGTCACCGGCCATAGCAATGATTGACGCCGCGGATGCCGCAAGACCCAGAACCTTGATCGTCACATGGCCTTTGTATTCGCGGAGGATGTTGTAAATAGCCAACCCTTCAAACATGTCGCCGCCGGGGGAGTTCACGTTCACCGTCACATCAGCGCCGGCCATGCCGCGCAATGCGGCAGAGATACGCTTTGCGGTCACGCCCTCGCCTGACCATGGGTCAAAGCCGATCGCGTCCAGTATTGAAATCGTGTTTTTGTCATCTTCCGAGGCGGCTTGGATGTCCGCGTTCCAACGCTCCATGGCCTGAGGCATGAGATCAAAGGAGACGCCCGCGCAGGGACGACCCGCCGGCGCTGCCGGAAGGCTTCGAATTGTCATGAATCAGTCTCCAGAACTGCCGGGGGCCCGGCTTATTTCATTCGGTAGAAGCCAAGCTGATAGCGCGGCACGTACTTGCTCGCCACCGTCCTTTCCTTGGCCAAGCTGTTCAATCGGGAGTAGGTTCGACTGCACGGTGTAAACGTCGCCACCTGGGATAGGCGGGAGGTTTTCAAGCTTTCGAACTTCGTTCCGGCTCATCCATCCATTCTGCAGGCAGATGTTGTAATAGTTGGCTCGGCCCTGGCTGTCAGCCCGTAGCAAACCCTCGACGGCAAACTCAGCGAAGTACCGATCGTCCCGATCCAGCAAACAACGAATGATTTCTTGCTCAATGTTTTCAAGAAGCGGGCGCAGGCAATTGGTCAGGAACTGAAGATTTTGCCCCTCAGTACTGGAGGCCCAGCTGCTCTGCTTGTCCATGTGCCCGACCATAAATGGCGGGACGCGGAACCAGCGGCAGACCTCTTCGATGCCGTACGATCGCGACTCCAGCATCTGGGCCGCCTCAGGATTCATCGTGATTCCCTGATACTTCAACCCCGCTTCGGCCACCATGATCTTGCCGGCGTTCTTCGAGCCCATGAAAGCCTGCAGGCTTGCCCTTAGCTGTTCACGCTGCTCAGGCTTGAGCGCGGTATCACTGCTCAAAATTCCTGAGGCCTGCATGCCTTGGGCAAAAACCTTCGCCGCGGCCTCCTCGGCGGATATCGCGGCGCCAAAAATCTCCTTGCCAGTTGAAACAGGCAGCATGCCGCACACACCATCAAGACCGAAGCCACGGATATGCATGAGGTCGGCTTCGGGTATTACCCGGCTCTGCCCCTTGGTGGTGTACTTGTATTCCAGCCGGCCCGTATCGAGACGCTTGACGGTCATGTACTGGGGCAGCAATGGGTCGAGCGCGACAATTCGACTACCTACGCGCTTTTTTTCAACGAATGCGTTTCCCCGCAAACAGATGCTCGCAACGACCATCAGCATAAATCTGCCAGGAGTCATCTCCGCGTTGGGCCGCTTGGTCAATATTTCGTAAAGCGGGTGGTTCGTTGCGGCGATGCGGCCGCCATCTGCACGTCGCTCGTACAGCCTGAGAGGGAGCGTCGACACAGTCTCGGACAGAAGACGCACGCAGGACCAGACAGCGGACAACTGAAGTGCCTTATCTACCGTAACGACCTGCCCGCTGGCTGATGTTCCAAACCACTCCTGCCAGAAAGAATCGTTATTGAGCCCAACCGGCACGCCTAGCCAATTCTGGAGGGCAGATCGAACCCGCCCGGGTTTCTTATCGCGCGCCATTAAATGCCTACCATGATTGGGTTTTCGTAGAAGCCGCTGGTGTCTGGCTGTTTCACATTTATCAGAACCCTGCCAATGGCCATGATCAGCGCGACCGCGCCATCTATCTTGTTGTCGTCGCCCTGCTTGATCGGGCGGACGACATCGTCATTGCCTGGCAGGTTTTTGCCGATCACGTTGCCGATACACCAGGTCATGATCGGGTTGCCGTCATGGTGAAAGCGCCCGGACTCAATGGCGGCCTCAAGCTCTTTCATTGGGTCCGACATGTTGGTGTAGTTCTGGGTGATCGTGATCGGGTTGAAGCCCTCGTCATCTAAGTCGTGCATCAGCCCCGTCGCGCCGAAAGGGTCGATAGGGCATTCGCGAATCGGTGCCTGGTGATTGGCTTCCTTGGTGTCTTCCAAGATTTCTCGGTAATCGATCTCGGCACCATCAGTCACGTCCAGATGACGAGAATTGATCCATGCTTGGAACCGCTCCGCCATGCGCTTGTTGTCGCTGTTGAAGGCCGTATCTTCCGGCACCCAAAACTTTGGAGCCACGCTGTAATAGTGAACTTTGCCGTCGATGACACGCCAAAACAGACGAGCCCTGGAGTTCATGTCGAGCTTGCGAGCCAAGTCGAATGAGCCGATCCACTCCTGCCCCTCGAATTGATCAAGGGTGAGCGTGGTGTCTTCGCAGGATTTCCAGCTCTCCATGTTGTAGAAGCCGGATTTCGCGCTCACCCAGAGGTTCAGGTGCTTCGTTTTGAACGTGTTCGCGAAGCGCGCTGAGCGTATTGCTCTGGCTTGCTGGCTCTCCAAATACTCTTGGAACACCGAAACCCCGTGGTTGGGGTTCGCCTTGGCCAGCATCTTCGGGTCGGTCCAGTCATCACCCTCGTCCAGCGTCCAGATCCAGCCGAACAACTCTTCGTCAGGGACCGTTCCCGCCAGCATCTCAACGACTTGGCGGCGCTTGTCGTAACACGGACCTTCGATATCGGCGCCGGCGGTGGTGATGATAAACATCAGCGGCTGCCGTCGTGCGCCCATACCGGTGAGCATGGTGTCGTACTGAGCCGATGTCGGATGTTCGTGGTATTCGTCGACGATGGCGCAGCTGGGTGACGCACCATCGCCTGGGTTTCCAATCAGCGGCTCGAAGCGGCTGAAGTCGGAAGGGATGTTCATGTTCGAGGCGTTGACCTCGATGCCGGCCGCCTCGATTAGCATCGGCGACTTGCTGACCATCAGTTTCGCTGGCCTGAAAACCTCCCACGCCTGCTTCTCTGTGGTCGCGCCGGCGTACACCTCGGCACCGAACTCACCATCCGCGACAAACATGCTGATACCGACACCACCTGCGACTACTGATTTGCCGTTTTTGCGCGGCACTTCCCAGTAGCTTTCACGGAAACGGCGGTGGCCGCCCTTCTTCTTTACCCAACCAAAGGTGACTGCCAGGCCAAATAGCTGCCACGACTCTAGGCTGATTAGCTGACGCTTGAACGCCCACTCGCCTTTCGTGTGCGGTAGCAGCTGGATCAGACGTAGCTTTTTCTCAGCCTTGACCGCGTCGAACTTGAACTTGAAGCCGCGCTTTCTGCTCGCAGCCAGGTCGTCGAAGTGGCGCTGCACTGCCTGATGGATGTATCGGCAGGCTGGCACCTTTCCGCGCAGCAATGACCGCCCCCAAGCCATTGCCTTGTCGACATTGGCGTGCAGGGATTTGGTCATCAGGAACTCAGTAGGTTGGCGAATTCATTGGTTGTGCGCTGCTTGTTGCCTCCGATCAGTCGCGTACGGCTGGCCGGATCAAGCCCGAGCATCGATCCAAAGGTCACCATCTGACGCATTGCTTCGTTGGCAGCGGTGAGCGCAGGGTTTTTCATAGGGCTGCCCTGCGATGACTGAACGACGATCCCGAAATCCTGTACGGATTTTTCAGCCATCCGCCACTTGCTGTAGGCCGTACAGAAAGCTTCAACGTTGTGCAGATCGGTGAGCGCGATAACGTGTTCACGCAGCAGTTCCGGCACGACCATCTTCCACATCGTGGCGGCAAGCTCGCTCATCCATTCCGGCGGATCGATGTCTTTGGTGATCTCGGAAAACTTGGGCTCGGATTTGTTCAGAGCCCGCTTGCCGGGGTTCCCGGCCAACTCTTTCTTGGCCGTCGGCTTGGGTTTGCGACCACGGCCGGCGACCGTGGCGGTGCCTCCCATCGCGCAACTCCTGAACTTTTAATTTCGCGGGTGTAAGAAAAAGACTGAGGGCGCGGTCTAGAAGCCAAAAGGCCCAGACTTTCGCCCCTCCCCCTCCCCATGAGCGCGAATCGCTCTCATTTGGTCAAATTTCACTGTTTTTCCGGGGTTTTTCTGCTTTCAGCGCCTCGCATTGCCGAATCCGCCGTCTTCGGCGGCCGTCTTGGCCGAGTGGCACGGTCCGCACAGGCTCTGCCAGTTGGTCTTGTCCCAGAACAGGGCCATGTCGTTCTTGTGAGGGATGATGTGGTCGACATCGGTGGCCACAACCACCAACCCACGCGCCGAGCAATGAAGACAGAGCGGATGCTTCGCGAGGAAGCCGGCCCGGGCCTGCTGCCACTTGTAGTTGTAGTGTCGCTTGGTGCTGCTCTCCCGAGGCTTGGCCCGGGCCGTACTCTTCAGCAGGTGAGCATGTTCATCACAGTAGCGAGGGTTGCGCGTGAGTGTGTTGCAACCCTGGGCGTTGCACGGCTTCTGCGGCCTCAGCGGCATGGTGTGCCATCCATGTAGGTGAGGGGCGGTGCATCAGAGTCTTCAGGCTCGTCCTCGGCCATCGTTTGGATCAGCAGGGTCTGTTGCTCTGCCATCCGTTCGAGGATCGCTGTCTGCTTCTTCTGTTCGCTCAGTATCTCGGCGAGATAGGAGATCGCTTGCCCGCTCATATGCAACTGCACTCCACTTCTTAATCCATTCACGCCGGGCGGCGCATCCAGTGCACACCATCACCAGCCACCTACTTGGTCAGCTTCGGTTGCAGCACGACCCGGGCGATCATCACCAGGAGGCCCAGCACGCCATAGGCCACCGGTGGCAGCACTGCCTGTAGCGATGGCATCAGCTGCTCGGCCACACCCAGAACTGCAATAGCGCCGCCTGCCTGAACACTGGTCATGGTCAGCGCTTGTTTCCAGTTGTCGATGAGTTGCATGGATCACTCCTGCCGCTTGGGCAACTTGAAGTCAGTGAATCGGTCGGCCAGTGCGGCCACCTTCTTCACCCCCAGAGTGCCAATGACGGCGCCGAGGGCTGCTGCCAGACTTGATGGGAGGTTGAAGTATTCGAGCAGTGGGAAGGCCCCAGCTGTGATCGCGCCGCACAAGCAGGATTCCAACAGGGCCTGCCGCCGCCCTCCACCGCCGTAAATGACGCGGAGGAAGGCAATCCAACACGACAGCGTCGCGGCATAGAACATCGGGGCATGCTGGCTGAGCCAGGCCACCGCGATAAGCCAAGTATCTGGTTTGTCGGGCATGTTTGGCATCCGAAATCCTCCCTTTCGGGGAGCGAAATAGATCCGGCTCCAGCAGCACTCCCAGCTCGGAGCGATGGGTGTGGTGGAACCGAAAACGAAAAAGCCCCGGCAAAAATGCCGAGGCCTTGAATTTATTGCTGGTTCGATTCGGACTTGCGTTACGGGACATGAAGCTGACGAGGGTGAACGCCTTTTCAACAGCGCATAGACAGAAAAGCCCTGCTCAGTGGCAGGGCTTGTCTAGGAATTCTCTTGATCTAAGTAAGGCATTCGTCGCAAACATAGTCACCATCGCGAAGCGCTGTCGCAGGACGCTCACAATCGGCGCAAAGCTCTTCCCGATACTCTAGCTCGTCACAAGCTTCGCACTGGCAGTTGTCTGGATGGCTAGAAATGTCCATTCGTATCTCTGAAATTCTTCCATTTAAAGAAAGCCCGACTCAGCAGTCGGGCTTTTGAAGTCGTCTCTCATAATACGCAAGATCGACATGATGGTGCCAAATTACGATCATTCCGCCATTACGTCAAGCGGCATCAATGAAGATTTCTTCCCGTTCGAATATCTCGGTCGCATGGATGACTGCTGCCTCTTCCAACGACTCGAGGCGCTTTGCGATGCCCGTCTTCCAGCGCCGGCGTGTCGACTCTGGCTTACCCTCCAAATCCCAGGTGTTCATGTCGTAGAACTCGGCCGGCAGGACGATCATGTCGGTGGAGCGCTTGCCGTTCTGGACACCCTTCAGTTTAGGAATGGCCCACGCAGTGAGCGCCTTATATATGAACAGTTGCGGTGCTGGGGAAACCATACGGGTCACCAGACGGCCGATGGCGGCAACCTTGTTGGCCTTATGCGTGGAGTACTTCGCAACCAGAACATCCCACTGTGCCGGCTCAAGCTGACGATGCAGGAGCGCATAAAGGCAGCAGTCGTAATCGAACTTATCGCGCACCGAGAGCGAACTGCCGGTACCGCCCGAGCGAACGTCAGCGTCGATCAGCTTCTGCCAGGATTGCTTCGTGCTGTTGTCGATGTTGTCGGCGGCCAGTACCCGGACCAGCGTGCTCATCACGTCTTTATAGATGCCCATGACTCAATCCCCCTTGTAAGTCGACCGGCCTGCACCGCGGCTATTGTTCTGCTGGTATTCATCAACGATGCAGCGTGCTGGGTTCTTGTCGACCAATTGACTGCGCTCCCGACGAACCAATCGACCAAGCTGGACCACCAGGTCTTCGATCAACAGCGGCTCCATGGTCTGGGCATGAACGAAGCCGGATGAATGACAGCCAATGCAGTCGAGTTCATGGAACATTCCCTTGATTACCCCCTTTCCGGCGCATGACGGGCATTCGGTCATCGGGATCAAACTGCGCACAAGGGCAGGTCCATGCTGCTTTTTCATCATTTTTAAACCTCGCCTATGGTTGTTTTTGGAATAGCACTCAAAGCCACGTCGTCCGTGGGCTGTAGCTGATTACCAGAATCTCCCGATCTAAGGCCGGTCAAGGTGTGGATGCGCTTGAAACCCTTTGCATCTAGATAGGCGCACCACCGATCCAAGGCCTCACGCTTGCGGCTCATCACGTCCGACTGGATGTACACCTTCACGTTGTGGCCCATGGCGTGGTTGATCAACAGCTCACCGATCAGGTGGTCGATGCCGATGTCGGCCCAGCCGGTACGGGCCACCTTCCGCAGGTCGTGGCTGGTCCACTCGCCCAGCCCCAGCCGCGTGAATACTGCGCACGCCTGACCCTCGCTCAACGCCTTGCCATTGCGGGACGGGAACAGGAACTGACCGTCGTAACCGTTCTCCCGCTGGGTTTCGCGATAACCGATCAGCATCTG